AGGAGAACGAGGAAATCAAGAAGCGCCTTGAGGCCATCGGATATTTCTAGGGGGGAAATCAATGATTACGTTTAGGGAAAATTTTTTGGGTAGTGATACATCTATCGCAATCAACTCGACGGAGGTTGACGGGACGGATTTCACGTCAAAGCAGGTGCCGCTTAAACATGCGGAATATGCTTCTATCACCATGTATGTCAAGGGGGCGCACGCAAGCTGTGCGAAGGACGTGATTTTTAAGTTTGCGGCTTATGACTCCAAGCGGGACGCTTGGGATACCTTGCACTATCTCACGTGGAGTGTTCCGGCGAACGGTACGTCGGCAGTACAGAAGACCGTGGCTGTTAATCCGGACGTGGAGAAAATCAAGCTCTTGTCCGTGCAGAATCAGGAAACGACTGCTGGGTATACGGTAACTGTCAATGCATCAATTTTTGCCAAAGAAAAGCACGCATAACAAGGGGGAGTAGTAATGGCAATTCCTACAAGACAACCCAGCAATATACAAGAAACAAACGACGGCATAAAGGTGAATGGTACGATTACCTTTGAGTCAGAACACGATAACGGTAACTCTGGCGCAAGCAAAACTATAGATTGGGGAAACGGGCAACAGCAAAAGCTGACCCTGACCGCAAACTGCACCCTTACCTTTACGGCACCCGATGGCCCGGGGACATTTTCCCTCAGGCTTATTCAGGATGCAACGGGAAACCGGACAGTAACCTGGCCAGCCTCAGTCAAGTGGCCCGGGGGAACAGCCCCGACACTGAGCACAGCGGCGAATGCTGAAGATTATGTTTCCTTCAAGTATAACGGCACAAGCTATTACGGGGATTCCGCGCTTGATTTTGGCTAAAGAGGAAAATAAGCGAAATGCTTGAATATCCGGATGCCGACCCCTCGGAAAACCGCGGGGAGAAATGGCGGGCTTGTGTCATGTGTGATAAATGGCGCAAAGAAGCCGAGTTGCCTTTTGACTCCGGAAGCACCGAACCGACAGCGGACGAAACCCTGACCGGGGCCACGTCTGGGGATACGGGTGTCGTGGAATCCGTGAAGGTGTACTCCGGTTCTTGGGCCGGGGGAGATGCGGCGGGATTTGTAAGAGTGTCCAGTATTTCAGGCGATGATTTCGATACACAGACGATTTTTCAGGACAACGAACAGGTGAACGGTTCTGTTGGTGGAAACAACATGTTCACGATGAACGGCGCAGGACAAGTGAAAAAGTACGGGCGCATGTATCCCCAAAGCGAGATGGTTCAGAGAGATGGCAAGTGGTTTTGCAAGGCGCATTACAGGTTCCGTTACCGCCATAAAGACATGGATGATGTTCGGATAAACATAGACGAGGGCGACCGCGGAACGCCCTTGTAATTCATTTTTCTAGGGGGGAATTCATGGCTCTTGATTACCTGGAACCATTGGGTGACAACGTTTACCTGGAGATGGATGAACGGGAAGGGGTGAGCAAGATTATCGCCACGCCCGATGCCTACAGACAGCGGGCGGAAAAGGGCACGGTGATAAGCATCGGCCCGGATGTCAAGGGACTTAAACCTGGCGACCGAGTAGTGATTTCATTCCATACCGGCATCCATATTCAGCTACCCGAAACCTACGTTCGCCCGGATAAGCACCGAATCGTAAGAGAGTTTGAGATTCTCGCCAAACTCAAAGAGAAATAATCATGGGTACTAAGCAATTCGATACGATGCAGGACGAAGTTAAACTCGCCCTGGGCCAGCGTTCAGATTTGTCTAACCTGTTAGACGATTGGGTGAATGACGCTTATATTCGCCTCACGACCGCTAACAACTTCTGGGGCATGAAAGTCAACGCATACTTCCCGACGCTTGAGATTGAATCCTCGGCCATTAACACCTCGGACGGGACAGCCTGCATTTCAACTCCATCCGATTGTTTGTTCATTCGGCATGTTTGGGATTCAACAAACGACGTGAAGCTCACCAAAATGTCGTGGGCACAGTATGTTGCCAAGACCGGACGCGCGGACTCGGATTCCGAGGACAAGCCTACGGAATGGGTGCGCCATGCGGATGATACAAAGGGAAGCGATAAAATATATCTTTACCCGACGCCGGATGCCACCTACGCGATGAAGGTGTATTACAGGGCGATTCCGGCGGTTCTCACAGGTACGGACACTACGGTTATCGGGTCGGAGTGGGACGAGGCGATTGTCACCCTGGCTTGTGTCATAGGGTCGCTTAGGCTCCGAGATTTCGAGGCGGCGGAAGTATTCAAAAAGGAATTCAAGGACATCATCCGGGGCCTCGCCGGGGTGTATTACCAGGAAGACCTGGATAAGGATGACTATATCAAACCTAGTCCGGCCTATCTGGATTTTGAATACTGATGGCACGAAGGAAATACACATTCAAGCCCCTGGGAATGATGGGGACGAGCGCAGAAATTCCCCTTGAGATGCTTCCTTCGGGTGCAGCGGCTTTCAAGTGGACAAGCTCAACCTACACGTATAATTTCAGGACGTTTCAAGGGGCGGCCCGTAAGCGGCCCGGGTATATTATCCAGAATTCTAATACAGGCGTTCCGATAACTATCGGGCGTTTCAGGGCGCGCCAAGGCACTCCGGCTTCATACCCGAACTCGGACTTCAATTTTTTCCTCACCCCTACTGACTTGTGCCAAGACCTCCAAAGCACGCAAACCGGGCACACCACGGAAACGTTCACGTACTTAACAGACACCGGAGATTATGACGATTCTGTAGCTTCCATATCCGGGGACACCGTTACCTTCAAATCCAACACTATTGCCGATACCGAAGATATAGCCGTCGGCGATAAGTTCATTCTGGATACAGACCACACGGCGGATGAGGAGCCCGACACAAATTGGGCGGAAATTCAGACCGTCAATAAATCGGGGGGCTATATCACAAGCCTGGTTCTTACTGCAAACTACAGCGGAACAACGGGAAGCTGGCCGGGGGCGGAGAAGGACTGCTTGATTCGGCGCGTATACACAGGGCCAGGAGCGAACGGCTCCTGGTCATACGCCACGGTTAATGACCTTCTCATCTTCTGCAATCCGAATGACAACGTGCAAGTATGGGACCCGGACGGAACGTATGCGAGTGCGCTGGATTCGACAAACGCCAAGAAATGGAACTACTGTACCGAATATGCGAACCGTTGCATTCTGGCGAATGAAGAAGGTGTAAATGCGCTGAGTATCAAATGGTCCAAAGAGGGCGATCCAACGGACTGGACGGACGACACGGCAGGATCGGCGTCTCTGCAAACGCAAGCGTATAAAATCACGGGTCTTGCGAAACTTGGCGCGTATCTCTTGGTTTTCACGCCCAACTCTTATCTTGTGGGCTATCGGACCGGGATTGCCACCTCTCCCATTGCTTTTCAGGATGAAGTGGTGGGTGTGGGGGCTTATGCGCCGAACAGCATTGTCTCTGCGGGCGGGACTGTTTTTTTCATGGGCCAGCATGATTTCTACAAGATGGAGGGCCTTACCGCCAGACCTATCGGAGCGGCGGTCAAAAACGAGATATTCAGCGTTGAGTCCCCCTCGAATGTCCAGCTCTTCAAGGGTGCGCATAATGCCAGGGACCACGAGATATGGTGGTGGCGACCCGGCACGCAGCACGTTGTCGTCTATGACTACATACACAACGTGTGGAATGTCTTTAGGTTTGCCTCAGAATCCGTGAATATCTACGGAGTCGGCACAGGAATGAAGGAACTGAATGATAAAGAGGACAGCGTTTTCACTGGCGTTGCAAGTGCCGACCTGACAACGACCACGCGCATTCATCGGCACGATTTAGACCGATTGTCCGACAACGGAAACCCCTTCGCCGCAAATTATCGAACTCGTGCTACGGACTTTTCTGACCAAGACCCGGAAGCGTTTAATCGCTGGAAAACCGTATATGGCGCAAGGCTGGTTTTCAAAGACCTCTCCCCCTCGGTTGGGTTCACGATTTATGTGTACGCAGAGGATACATATCTCGGTACGATGTCTGCGTCAGTCGCAGGTTCGGGCTCAAGTGGTATTGAGTCGGTGGATATTTTCGGGATGTTTCCAGGGAATCGTTTTGAATTTGCGATTTATGATGGTGGTGTAAAGAAAAAAGTCGAGATTCATTCCCTTGACATCTTTTATGAACTTGGCGGTGAGTATTTTCCCACAAGCTAATGAGTAATTCACAATAATCAAATGGGATTAGAAAGAATAAGAAAATGGCCGTTTCCTGAAATCAAGGAAACCCCCGAGAACCGGGAGATACTCGAATACCTCCGTTTACTACACCGGGAATTGCAGGAGGAGTCGATTTTGCGGGTGCGGGATTTCGAGGGGTTGAATAAAGACACGGACCTTGTTATCGGTAAAAGCAAGGGGGTTAGGGCCAGGGATGATGATAAGCGGATTGAGTTAAACGGGTCAAGAACGGATGCAGCCGGGGCCAGGGTTATTGCCTATGGAGCTGGGCACTCGACCCTCAGCGGTTCTCTCTACCTGGACTACGGGGACTACACCGCGTCAGTTAGTTCGGATGCCAGGGCAACCATCCGACTCATGGATGATGGCTCAATATCGAATGTGCTTTATTGTGATTACTTGGGAAGAGTTGGGATCAACATAAACGATCCCCCTCATCTTTTCTCCATCAAAAAGACCATTGCATCGGATAACGACCCCGCTATGTATCTCGATGTATCTACGGACCCGAGTGTCAGCACGTATTGCACTTATTTGAAAACAATACGTTCCGGCTCTCAATCCGCAGCAGGCCCGACACATAATCTTCAGCTGCACACCGAGGACCAGTCGTCATCTACGGACCTGGACGAGACCTCGGGGATGTTATCTATCTATACATACCTGCTTGCGAAAAACACGGGCGGCTCATCTTCCCATCCCGACTATTGGGGATTTGACCACATCTTGAAGCTGGATTCAAGTGCAACGTGTGAACCCCGGATGTTTCAAGGTGGGCGCATATATCTCGATATTGATGTGAATTATTCGGTTCCCGGCGGGGGGGTTATCCGGGGTCTCGAAATCATCAAAGACGATGCCGGCGGGAAACGCGGTGAGGGCATAAGGATAGGGGGTTCTTCCGGATGGAGCAAGGGAGTTTGGGTCAGCGCAGAGTGTGATGACCATTTTGTAGGAGGAACAGCCGATACCTATCGGGGACGAATATCCCTGCATGGTCATGATACAGGAAGTGATTTGGGCGGGACGGTTATTCTGCACACAGCGGCGGATTGGGATGGCACCTATGATTATTATTTTATTGATGCCTATAAGGACACCCTGCGAATCAGTCGCGAAGCCGTTGGGACGGATATTGTCTTAACTGCTGATGGGGACGTGGGATTCGGCACGGCGACGCCCTCCGTGGGTCTTGATGCCGGAACAAAGTCCGCTCAATTCAAGACGGTTACTTTCGCATCGGAGTACGACAACGGCAATTCTGGCGCAAGCAAAACTATAGATTGGGGAAACGGGCAACAGCAAAAGCTGACCCTGACCGCAAACTGCACTCTTACATTCACAGCCCCGGACGGTCCCGGAACGTTCTCTATTCGGCTCATCCAGGACGCAACGGGAAGCCGGACCGTAACCTGGCCTGCAACGGTTAAGTGGCCCGGAGGGACAGCTCCGACATTGAGTACGGCGGCGAATGCCGAGGATATCATCGCTTTCAAATATAACGGCACAAATTATTACGGGGATTCTGCATTGAATTTCAGTTAAATGGAGCAGTAGATGGCAAATTATTATGTAGACAATGTTAGCGGGAACGATTCTAACAATGGAACATCTCCCGAAACACCCTGGAAAACAATCTCTAAAGTAAACAGCCAAACATTTAGCCCGGGCGATATTATATACTTTATGGAGGGAACCTGGGAAGAAAAACTGGAATGTCATGATTCTGGAACAAGCGGAAATAGAATTACTTATACTAATTATCCCACATATTCACCTTGGATTTCCGGTGGTTCAAATGAGGATTGTGTTGTCATAACCGGGGATTATGTAACCCTTCAGGGGATTAGAATAGGGGGGTCGTCTCAAGAATCGGCGACAACGTATGATGGAATTTATGTTTCCGGTGATTATGTAGCGATTGAGGATTGTGAAATTCTCTATGGTCGGCGGGAT